ACCACTAGGGTTATTTTCGAATACCAAATTGATACCAAACCCTCTAGCTTCATTCGTATATTCATCACCTGTTTTATCCGACACAAACCCATTCATTTCGGCTAACAATTCATAGTAATCCTTACCACCAAATACACCATAACCGTCATAGTTATCTTCTGTCCATACATTACCTTTATTATCCATCATATCAACTTTGAATGTTGAACGAGCTGAATAATTGTTAGCAATACTCTTATCCGTGTCTTGCGTTTTCCAACTAAAAAATCCCATATATTTTATTTTTATTTTGCTAATTCTTTCATTGTATCTGCTAAAAAACTGGCAGTTATATTACTAAATTCAAATTCTGCACCATTCCATTTAATGGTTACGTTATTAATGGATGGAATTAGTTCATCAGCTGATGATATTGATTTACCAAGATTGTATCTTTTTGTAGTTAATTGCATGTTATTTGCATCATATCCAATTGATGATACAATTCTATCCATAGATGGAAATCTGCCACGTTGTTCACTTGTAATAAATCCAAATTCTTCAGCTTCGGTTGGTGATTTTAAAATTCCAATTGGAGCAAAATGTATTAACACACCATCCGGCGATTTCCCATTTGATTTTATAATTATTTTTTCTATTTGTTCCAATGTAACTGATACCATTTTTCCAGTTGAACCGGAATCTTTAACTCCTTTGTGCTTTTCATGATATGGTCTAGCACATTGTTTAATTCGTTCCATAAAGAATTTAGCCAATTGCTGTACATACGGTTTATTAACAGAATGTGATAGTGGATATTTTGAATTATATTCAACTCTTGGTTTATAATTTCTGGTTAGTTTATTTGCCATAATTTTTATTTTTATTTATTTTCGATTTTGTTTACTAAATACTTTAATGCTTCCCATTGACCCCAACTCAACTGAAATCTTTGGCGTTGGTGGGTTTCGATATCAACATCGAACCCCTCTCCGTTATACCATTCCGTCACTTCAATATAGTCGTGTTTATCACCATAACCAAAACACCATTGGTCAAGTTCTGCAAATACAGAGTTTCTTTCATATGAATCAATTTCATATTGCTTTTCGTTTGTTTGTTTTTTTAGATGTTTCATCTTTTATTTGTTTGATATGTTTACAATCTTTACCACGCCCGAACCCATGCGCCGGACAACTACAACTCCAAAACCCATCATCGTTTACCACACTATATACATTTCCTTTACTCCCATTAACTTTGTATTCTTTTTTCACTTTGGTTTTTGCCATTGTTTTTGGTGAACCATACTGAATCTTATCCCAAAGTTTTTCCAACTCACTCCATTGATACTTTCTATCAACTTCAACCCAACCATCCCCATCGGAACTACATATAACGTACCACTTGCCACTTATATCACCTTTATATGATACAGGCGGATAAAACGATTTAAATCTCATAATTTGTTTTTTAATAGTCATCATCCATATATTCACCGGCGTTAAGATAATCGTAATAGTTATCCTTACGATACGGATAATTGTTTTCATAACAATCATCACAATAGTATCTTGTCGGAATACCATAGTTATCATGTCTTAATTCTACATATGCCGTTTCATCTTGCGTTGTTTTGGAACATCCATTTCCACTACAACAAATAACATTTTCGTAATCCATATTTTACCAACTTGATGTATAATAAACTGTAAGTCCATCACGGATCGCGTTGCGTGCTTCCGCTACAAATTTTAAATCATCTTCCTTTTCATCTCCATCAGTTTGTCCAAAAAAGAATCCTGATGTGTTTGGTAGTTCATCATCAATGATATCCTGATATAGGTTATCTAAATCTTTTGATGTTAGGACTACACAATCTCCATTGAAGTCATTTGATTTACCACCTTTCTTCACATATAGTTCGTGCATCCAACCGTGTAGGTTTGGATGTTTTCTCCAATAATGGAGGTCATCCGAGTCACTAATCTTTACATTTGTAAAGTCCATATCTACTTCTGTTTGAAACTTTGCTTTTGTTGCAATTGCGTACATGTCTAATCCCATAATTATTAATTTAAGTTTATTGATTTTAAAATAGATTCACCATCACTAACACGATGGATTTGCTGTGCTATAACCTGTTTAGATGTTGATATAATTTCTCTCAATGATTGACGAAGATTTTTCACTCCGTGTGATTTCTCTGCATCGATACAAACTGAATCTATACCATCATTGATAACTTTAATCAAATCGGTATCTTCCTCAAGCATATGAGAGTCCAACATATCAATCATAGCTGCCGCTACTGCGGTTCTGATTTCAATACCAACCTTATCACTTTGTTTCATTACGTTAATCAAAGTAAGTGCCATTGCAATTCTTTGATCATTTGTTTTTTCAATTTTGTCTCTGATTTCTTTAAACATACTATTTCTTTTTAAAAATTTTAACAATACTTCCCATCATAACCAACGGATAATACAATGGAACATGAACCATACATTGTAATATCAATATTAGTTGAAAGGATAAACTATGCCGTTCCGGTCTATTTTCAATTTCCATCAATCGTAATGTTTCCCTAACCATTGGATAGGTTAGTAATACCCACACTAATAAAATTGTTATTATCATAAATTTATTTTTGTGTAGTTACTTTATACTTACCACCAATTGCTTTGTAAAGAAGTCGGTTACATCTTCTACCTTTTACATTTGATGGTTTTACCAACGAATGTAAATGATGAATAAATGAACCACCTTCTCTCATTTGCGGTTCACCTCTCAATACAACATCATAATAAGTTTTCATTTCACTAAAGGTTACTTCACTCTTTTGTTGAACAAAATCCAAAATAGATTGTGTGATGTAACCCCAATCACCTTGTTGTAATTTTTCATTGATGTTTGAATATTTCTCTTTTTGATATATCCTTTGTAATTTGGGATTTGTTTTTCCTTTTGATTTCAAAGATGCCATATGTGCATCATAAAATCCCATCTTCATTTCACCATACGTTTTAACCCATATATTTGGTTTATTTATATTCTTTCTTTGAATACCTTTACCCTTACTAACATTTTCATAGTTTGGATTTTTAGGATGAAGATAAACATCAATATGTTGAGCTTTGCGCCAAGGAATATCGTTTTGCGCACCCCTATAATATGCATCACCCAATACTTTTCTCCTATTAGAATGACGCCCTCTTAATACTACCCACCCAAAGATTTGTTCTAATGTTTTTTTCACTTCGATAACTTGCTCAATATTCTTCATTGGAATAGTGGCGATATATGTTGATGTTCTTTTCATAATTTTTATTTTTTATATCCTACGAAATTGATTGTAGTTGGTTTAACTAAATTTTTCTTTACCATATCAGGATAAATGTCATTCAACCAAAAGTTTTGTACGTTATCCAACTCTCTACAAATTTCTTCATACATTTCATCCAATTCATATCCTTGTCCAAAACCATATGAACATACAAATTTACCCAAATCTCTCAACAATGTTTCATTATCCGATTTATAGGCATCATTCATAGCATTAAAGATATTCTTTTTCATTTCATCCGCAACCTTATCATTGTGATCGTACATTGTTTGATTCCACGGTTTGGTAACACGAATACCATCAACGATTTCAATTAACTTTTCTTTACTCATATTTGTTTTTTTATAACTTACTATTGTGTGTTGTCTTTCTAACTCTCTCATTTGCCTTGCAAACATATTATTTATTTTTATACTTTTTCCAAATAATAATCGGGCTCATTTTCTTTGTAGACGGGTAGTTTTGTTTTGAAAAACATTTGTATTCTACTCACATCCATCCATTGTACACTTTCCGAATAACCCATAGTAGTTTTTACGTGTAGATTCCATTTATTAGGTCCACCAAAATCATCCGTACATTTTACGGCTGTAAGATTACCTTCTTCAATTATACAATGTTTAATTCCGTTTGACATATGTTTTTATTTTTAATTGTGTTTCATTCCTTTCATAACACCATAACCACTTCTTGCGGCTAATCGATTAAGGTTATTAGCCATCTCCATTGGTAAGACTTGTATCTCATTACCTGTTTTGTGATTGGCGATTTGTACACCACCGACACGTTCTACTGAACTACAATTAACACAATGTTTGTAACCATACTTTGCAAATCGTAGAACAGGCATATCGTTACCACATTTGATACATGCCATCATTTCTAATTTTACTTTCACTTTGTTCATATTATTCAAAATTTGGTTTGGTAAATATATTATTAACATTCTCTACATATGGGGTGAACCAACCACGGATAGTTTTGTGAGTTAAACCATCTCTATATTGTTCATCAACTTCACACAAACTATCTTCTAATAATCGTTCAGCATCTATACGAATGATAGTACAAAGAGAATGTATCAATTGTTTGATTTCTTTTTCACTCTGTTCACCACTTAACCAATGTCGATTATCATCTGAAAACATATGTGAATAATCGTGCTTCATAATCATATCAAAATACTTATTCAACACACCACCCTCATTGTAAACATCGGTATCATTGTTCGGGTCATTACTAAAATACTCATTAAAATTACTCATACTATTTATTTTTGCGAGCCCAATTACGACTCTGTTTTTTCTTTTTATCAACAACTACTCTCTGACGGAATCTACCATCAAAAAGACCAGCCTCAAGCTGGTCATTTCTTTTTGAACTATTGCTTAATCTTTTCACTTTGTTTCTCATATACACTAAATTTAGAATCCATAGGAATGATGAATGCGTTGTTTGCTGTATCAATTTTGTTACGAACTTTCTTAAACTTCAAACCTACAATAATACCTTGCTCATCCAAATATCTCATATCGTATTCATCACCATCAATTACTTTGTAACCCATAAATGATGTGGGTAATACTTTACCTTCAAATACCATTGCTACACGTCCATTACCTTTACTCAACAAATCCAAACAATGTAACATATTATGCCCACTAAATGAATAAGTCAAATCATAGTTAGGATATTTACTTAACATATTGAAACGTTTAACTACTTTCGTATAATCATAGAATGTAACATCATTGAACAATTCCAATATGTTCTTACCATTCAGTTTAAAACTTTCCAAACTAATATCCGATGTACCATTGATACGAACTGAAAATCTCATACCATTAGATTCTGATTGGTATTTTGCTTTCTCAATTTCAGTAACCAACCAACCCATAAAGAAATCACGTTGTTCAAAAAACAATTTAGTCTTTTTGATACGTGCTTTGTTGATGTTGTTTTTCTTAACATCAATTCGGTTGTGTCCACTTTCACTCAAACAAGCTTCTTTACATTCATCCGAAGCCATAGGACATACATTGTAACCACTCATATCAGCGGGTGCCAAATAAAGAATGTATGTTGCTTCATTGTACTTTAAACCTTTAGCGATTTTTGAACTACTTGCAACACTACCTAAATAAGAAAGGCCTGTTTGTTTCTTCGCGTTACCAATTGTTGAAAATTTCATCTTACTCATAATATACATTTTAGACATAAAAAATGGGGCAATATTCACCCCTCTATAAAATTGTTTTGAACTTTACTTCGTAAAGATACGATTTTTTTTGTTACTGGCCAAATCTTTATCAAAAAAAGTTCATTGACAATCAACGAGTTATGAAATTGCCCCTATAACCTAAATGCGTAAGTCATTGATTGTCAATAAACTTTTTTTCCATTGACAATCAACGAGTTATGCCTAACCCATTGAAAATCAACAAGTTAGGCATATCCACTATTTCATCATATTATGAATTTTTATAATATGATATTGTATTATTAAATGTATGGGTTATATGGTTGCGGCCAGAAATCTTCATCTTCAATCAATTCATCCGTATCACAATAACGATATAAATGTTTATCACTATCATAATATACTTCACGTCCATCATCATCTTGATACTCCAAATCACCCTCATTCAATCTTTCAAAATCTTCACCACCATTTTTCACTTCGTAACAACCACAAAATCCACAACCCGGTTCTTCAAATGTTAATTTGAATTCTAATGTTGGATAAAGTTTAGACATTGAATGAATCCATGTTATGTTAGGCGACCATGCAGTATCATACTGAACCGCAAACATATCATCTTCATCATCGGTAATCCAACTCTCCGCAACATCCCATTTCGTTCCCCAATTTTCAAGACGCCAATTATACCAATCGGAGTGTCCATACTTACCCATCAACTCCGCAATGTATTCATCATGTTTCTTTTTACCTTCCACATCCGATTCATCACCACTCCAAATTTCAGGCGAAGTCATTTCTTCCAATTCTTTTGGAGTAGGTAGTAGAATTGCCATTGTGAAATCTTCATTTCCATTTTCATTCTTTACGACCGTCTTACTTTTAAAGTCATCAATTGATTTCTGGTCACCGAAAACAATAAGACTGTTTGAACACCAATTTGGCATGTTGTTTGTTTTTACTTTTGTTTATTTGTACTACTATACGATTCGTTTAAATATTCTTGTTCATTTACATAGTTCTCCGCATCATTGATATGATTACATTGAGCATCGGTATATCCCATATTATAATCTTTTATACGTTGCTCCTTCTCTAACTTTAATGATATCTCTCTTGCATCATTGATATTAAAATTATCTTCGTGACAATTTGAATCAATCCACTTCCATAGTGTCTGCATTGCTGTTTGTTGTGCCATAGTTATTTGTTTTTAAGGTAATATAGAATCTCCGGCCTGAAATGTACATTTACTTACTGCAAATTTCCATGCTTGTACATTTCTCAAATCACTATCACTTAATACCATTTCGTTTTTAAAACTACCATCCTTTCGTAAATACATTGTAGAGTAAAATAGATTTTTTGGTTCTGTAATCCTCGTTTCGATGATAAACTCTTTGGGAACTTTATCTACGAAGTCAGAACCATTGTATCTTAATCTAACCAACCCAGCCCAGTCTCCATTAACAAATTCTTCAGTCCAAGATTCAATAATTTCATACACTGCTGTGATTTGTGGATAAATAGCAACATTAATGTACTGATATTCGGTTTTTTCTTTAAAGTTCTTTATCATATATTTCCGTATGATGTTACCAATTCCAATCGTATTGAACCATCTTCATTAATCCATCCCTTCAATTGAAAGGTGGGATCATTAGGATGTCCACTTGCTAAATAACCAACCATATCAGCTCCTTCACCGATTCCAATTTCCTCTCTAGAATACTTTTGTAATTCCACCGTTTTCTTAATCATTTTTTGTGAATGTGGTAATATAACTTGTTCATCCTTTATATTAACATTACTTATCCCTACAAATCTCAAATGTCCGGCACCAATCAAATCACCCATACTCCGAATGTATTGGACGTCGGATACACCATCTACTTTTGCTTTCTTTGTTTTTCTTTCACTACGCATTTTTTGTATTCTACTTTGCGTATAAACTGCTCTTGCTGTTCCTGCGAATCCCATAATTTTTTTATTTTATACTTGTATTTAAAGCCTCTTCAAATGTTGATAATACGTTTTCTAATTCGGAAAAAAAATCTAAACTAACTCTATGCAAAGGTGCTTTATAATAACCTAAAGTATAGTAAACCCGTTTATCCTCATCATCCCATCTACCTACTTTGTGTAGTTCAATCCATAAGAACCGTTTACTATCCGATTGTAAATCTTCAAATTGAAATCTCCATTGAGTAATAGAATCTTGCACATAAGTACAAACAAAACGACCGTCAACAAAAGTTTTGCCAATTACTTTATTCGTATTAACTATATTTAACATTCATTATTAATTTATACAATCCTCAAACGCATAGTGGTAAGCATCCACTATATCGTGTCCTTGTTCCATATAGGTTTTTGCTTTTTTCTCAACTTGAGTTTCTACTCCCCACTCTTTTGCGTCCGATAAAACCATTTGAATGTCCTGTTTTTGTTCATTTGTTAGTTGCATGTTATTTAAATTTAAAAATTATTAAATACTTTTATGTACTCTTTGTTTAACTTTTTACAAAACTGTTTGTCTACCCCATTACTGAATTTTTGATAGTCGTGTCCGAATGTTAGATACGCCTGTATTTCATCTGCAATAACTTTATCAGTATATCCCATTTGAATAAGATTTTTTCTAAATGTTTTGTAGTGTTCCAATGATATGGTATCTGTTATTTCGTTTACCAATGTTTTATACATCTTATTGGTTGAATATAATCCGTGACATATTTCATGTTTAAATGTATCACCATCCGTATTAGCTGCACCTATAACATAAGCATGCCCATCAGCTTTCATTGTACGAATTTGCCAATAAATTTTGTACATTATGGAATCATATGGTGTTTCAAATCCACTTACATTACCATAACAATCATGTAGCATATCAAACGGAATATTAAATCCACCCCAATCAGTACCATAACTAAAACCTCTACCATATTCTTCACTATACCATTTCATATAATCCCACATACTGAATACCTTTCCACAAAAATCAGGATTAGGTGATTCATAGAATTCTTGAACTCTACAAAATGTCATTGCTCTATCATAATTATTTTCTATAATAACAGCGAACACATTTGGTTTCACTTCGGTTATTTTGTAATCTATATTCATATCTTTGTATTTTAAAAAAGAAAATGGGGTGACAAATGCCACCCCAATTCTTAAATCACCATTAACTACTACCAAACAATAGTTTCATCTGTTGATTGTTCATCATTCACTTCGTTGAAGAGTTGTGAACTATCATCAGTTTTAATATATTTCTGAACAAGTTGTTTTACAAACACACGCTCACTATCCAATCCACCATCATTACTGAAATAAGGAAGGATTGAAATCTCTGCAGCTTCCATCAATGTGAAACCATCATAGATAAGTCCGGCAGCCTCAACATTAACACGAGTGGAGATAATAGTAGAAACCTTACTCATATCGGTTTTGATAAGTTGACGGGTTGTTTCAGCAATCTCAGCCAAAGCGTTCAATGAATAATCATCAGCTTCAGGGAATTTGAATTTTAACAATTCGTATTCACTTTGCTTATCCAACAAATCCATTTCGATAGTTACGAAACGATCGAGAAGGGCTCGGTCCATAATACGAGTTGCGGTGTACTCATTACCTACGTTTGCAGTAGCGATGAATGTAACACCACTTGCAACTTTTACAATAGGTGAATCGATTGCCTCATCCAAACGAAGGTAACGTTGGTTTTGGTCCAACACAGTCATAAGAATGTTAGCAGCTTCTGGATGTGCACGGCTCAACTCATCAAGCAAAATGATTGCGTTAGGAGTTTTGATTGCTTTAACGAAGGCCGATTCACTAAAGAATGTACCGGATTCTTTGTTAAAGTGTGTGTTACCGATAAGAGTAGCACGGGCATCTTGCGTTGCACCCAAGTTGAAATAGTAATCAGGACGCTTTAGGGATTTAACCAACGATTGAGCGGCAAGTGTTTTACCACAACCAGTTGGACCTAACAACATAATGTTTTTAGCACGAACTGCTGAACGGAGTAGATACTTCCACTTCAATCCTTCGATGAACAATCCTTCGGGTTTCAATTCACCACCTTTCTCATGGATAAATTGCTTCAGTTGTTCGTGTGTTTCAAATGCTTCACTTACACTATCACAAGCGGTGTCATCAATTACGTTTGCAAGTCTTTTGAACTCATCCATCTCAACCATTTTGTAAGATACATTACCCGTCTTACCAACATATGCACGGAGTGCTTTATCTTCGGTATGAGCCTGTTTCATTTTAACCTTACTGATTCCGGTTACCTTTTGGGAAACATCACCTGCGGTATTCATCAATGCAAACGAACGTCCGATTTGAATACTTTTGTAACACTCATCGGTGAAACCAATATTTGTATCTAATGTCTTACGAGTACTTTTACGTGTACTCACACGCTTTGCAGTTTTACGAGCCATAGTTTTTGTTTTTGCGGTTTTAGTAACAGTTTTCTTTTTCATAATTGACTTTTTTTTTTGGTGATTTGTTTTTATACTATTTTTATTAAAAAAGGGGGTTATTAACCCCCTTCACTTTATCTTTCTTTTTTAAGGAACAATTCATTCATTGTTTTTGCTACCTCAATCATATTTTCTACATTTATGTATTTGGCATCGGGTCCATAACACTCTTTGAATATTTCCCAATCTGTTGATTGTTGAAATCTTTCAGAACTATACTCTGTAATAAAGTACGAAAGAATATTCAAACCATTTGTTTGCATTTTCTTCACTTGCTTACGGGTATGTTTTGCAGCTGGCCGTCCACCATAGTTGATAGAATCATTACCATTGTGAATATTATATGTTGGTTGTCCGTCCGAAAAGTTTAGGAAATAACTATCCGTATCATTTGTAGATGGGATAAGTTCTTTCATAATTGCTTCAAAACACAAACCTTCAGGTGTAGTATTGGTACAATCAAGAGCACTCATAAAATATGAGAATTGTTTGAATGTGTTTTTCCTACTATCGTGAACCAACGCAACATATGGTAATGACCTACCACCCGTATCAGTTGAACGAACCGATACTTGCGTATTGATATTACGTGCCATTTCACATGCTTTTACAATAGCGACGGTAGATACAATTGCCTTTCTCAATTTACTACCACTCATTGAGCCGGAGTAATCGATTGAGATATGTAGGTTTGCTTTTTTGTATTGGTCAACATCACGTTGATAGAATACGTTATCATTATCAAACCCAAGCGATGCAACCATACGTCCATCAATTTTACCCTTCTTCAAGCGACTAAAGATAGTATCTCGACTTTCACTACGAATTTGTAGCTTCTTACCCAATATAGTACCCAATATAGTACCTCGCTTCACTTCATCAACATATGGTGTAGATACCGCTTTATCCGAATTCCAAGAACTATTTGTAAATGGAAAATCTGAACTTTCAAGCAACTTACTTGTTAGGTTCTTCACTACGATACAATCAACACCCTTACCAATTTGATCACCTCTATGGTTTTCATAATCCGAACCAACACGAACTAATTCGGTGCCTGATTCCTGAATATCATCCAACTTTTCATTCTCTTGTTTGGTTATCGTTTTCTTCTTTACATTACCATTAAGAAAGTCCTTTTGTTTTTGGAACTTTTTAAGTAGAGATTGAAGAGCGTTTTTAGATAACATATCCTTACCTTCATCATCACCACCATTCTGATTTGATTGAGAACCATTCTGCCCACTCACATCAGCACCACCATTAGTGCCACCCATATCATCATTATCACCATCACCCATTTCGTTTACATCAGCGTTACCATTTTCTGGTTGACCATCAGTATTATTACCACTACCTTTACCGGCACCATTTTGCTGTTGGTTTTCGGTAACATTTTTCAGTATTTCAGAAACAATGTTGATAGCCAAATCCAATGAATCTTGCGATGATTTCAATCTACTGATGTTCTTCAAATCCAACATACGATATATAGTACGAAGTCCTTTTAGTTTGGATAGATTCGTTTCACTATTCAGTAGGTTGATAATTCGGAACATATAACTATCCAACGTTTCTTCCGTAAACTCATCGGATTTGATACCTTTAGTTACAGATTTATCATTGAAATAATGTTCATACATAGAAAGATAGTAATCTCTATAACCAGGCGCCGAATTGTATATATAATGATCAATACGCCTATCTTCAATCCAATTATTCAACCCCTGAATAACATTGTGTACTTCATCCGTTGGATTGCCATACTTACCAATTTTACCATTTGATGTATAAATTTCTTTAAGAAGGGTTGAATATTTTGGGCATCTTGCATCAATATATTCGTTTATTGATTTTAATATAAATTCTTCATCATAGATATCAACAGCCCCTTCAAGCTCTGCTTTTTGTTTTTGGTATCGAATACCACGATGTAAACTTTCTATACCACCTTTAGTATTAGCAAGTGCTCCCAACATTTCAAAATCAGAAAGTACAATATGTGAACCTTCGTGTAATGCCAAACCAACGGAAACATCAAAGTTATCATCCACATCGGCGGAAAGAATAACTTTCTTACCATCCGTTTTACTATCACTTTTTGTTGCGAATGAAACGGGGATAGATTTGTTCGTTACAATTTGAACAAAGTTTGATATAGCCCTACGAACCGATGCTAATTTGTAAAGGTTGTGGGTTTTCTTATACGCATCCAAATCTGTTTTTTTGAATGAACCATATTCTTCAAGATAATCAAAGGACGTATCATAATCATCATACCAAAAGGATGAAGCATAATTTTTTACCTTACCAACTGCGGATTTGTACCAACTCATAACAATAAATTTGTGTGATTAATTTGTGAATATATGTAAATATACGAAAAATATTTCAAATGGCCAAAAAAATATTAAACTATTTTTTAACCCATTGACAATCAACGCTTTACGCATAAAAAAAGACCTACATATGTAAGTCTTTGATTATCAATGAGTTATAAAACCCCTATTTATAGGGTAAAATCTTCACTATTTTTGAGTCCTTTTGTGCTTTGTGTTTTATTACCTACCACGGTAATTTTTGTTTGCGGTTGTTGTTTTTGTTCTTTCAAAATTTCTCTTATATCTTCGAGAACTTTCAATACCATATCTAATTTTGTTTCAATTGCCATAACTTATTCTGTTTCATTTGAAATAATATCACCATATTGTGATGCTGCTTTAGGATTTCTTTGTGAAAAGATTTCGTAAGCTACCTGATACCTACCCAATTCAATTTGAGCAGGGAACAATTCATCATAAAGGGAATCGCATCTCTTTTGTAGAGAATCAATTGTTTGTGTTTTTGTAATATCACCACCTTGCAAAGATTCCGATTCAAATTTCACTTTGACGTTTTCTTCTTTTAAGGTATTAATTTCTCTACGTTGATACCAGCACATTACCATCAAAGATAACGCACCAATAATTAAAACTGAACTTTGATAAACTTGTGTAAATTTTTTCATAACTTTTAAATTTTAAATACTAATTAGAAATCGCCTTCGGTATGAACTTTATTATCATCCCACCCATCCCTTCCGGCGGATTTGGTTACATCCTTATCCCAATTTAGGAAATCTTCCCCTTTATAATCAGGATAATTCTTTTTCATATTATCAATACCCCTTACCCAAAAGAAAGCAATGATACTCGCAATAGCAATAGAAAACAAAATGGCAAACATAAAACATATATTAATTGGTTAGTAATCTACCTAATCCCACCATCCCCTCATATCAGTACCATCATATTTTTTCCCAAATTTCTTTGAGTATTTAGTACCTTTGAAAATTTCCCACAATTCATTCCACTCCGTATCTTCTATTTCTCTTGCTCTATTGAATACGGCACGATTGTGTTCCCTTTCTTCTTTGGTTTCTTTATCCATTAGTTTGTAGTGTTCCCCCTCAACAGGCTCCCACTCCCAATCGTGCATAATCAATTCACCCAACTCAGCCTCTGCCATTTCAATATATCTATCTTCTCTATTATTGCGAAGCAACTCCAAAACCCTTCTCATTGATTTGACTTTCGGTTCTCTTGTTTCGGTCACTTCCATTCCCTTCGCACTCATTCCCTCTTCCATTATAGTAAGAGAACGTTCCAGCATATTGAGTGTGAATCGGTAATCCCACCATTCGTGCTTCCACAATTCCCGTCTGAATCTCCAAATGTTTTTTACAAACAAAGGAATATCATAACGAAATAACGCATAGGTTTTATATAACCAATGCTGATGCCAAATTAACCTTTTCAAACTTTTACTAAAGCTATCTGTGAATCTGATGTCCATAACTATTTATTTTTTATTTTTTGTTGAATAAGTCTGAAAGTTTTTTTCCTTGTTTTATTGTTTTTCCTGTTCGTTCATCGACAGTTGGTGAACGCCATATTTCGAACCAAAGCCAAATAGATGTCAATACGAATCCAATTGCAAATCCAATCATAAATTATTTTTTATATTGTTTTATAATGTTATACCTTCTATGTCGTTCTTCTTCACTCAATATCTGATCGGGAGAGTAAGTATGTTCTATGTTAACCTTTACACATACTTCAGGTAATTTGTGATTTCTGAAATAGTTGTTAATGTAACCTATTATGTTAGCTGCTCCTATCGGATTAGCGGAATGTACATAGATAGTTGGTAACTGAATGTTTCGACTCATTGCTTCCGTTACCAAAAATCTAGCACAATCCATTCCTGTTTTTTCAGGGATCCGTTCGTAGTTTAATTCATAGTTAGGTTTTACATTGGTGTAATATTCTACCATTGCACCTTCTCCCAAATCGTGATCCAAACTTATTACTTCATAGTTTTCTAATCCATACATTTTTATGTGTAAAATAAACTCATCATAATTTCTGACCACTTCCCAGTTTCCTTCGGTTGGTATTCGGACATCATCCAAATACAACCATATCTTTTCTTTCTTTATCATAAAAAATCTATTTCTTTTGTCATAAAATCATAATCAAATGTAATAGGATTATTATACACTTCATAACTCAAATTACAATTACAACCATTGAATGCGTAACCCCATTTAGTTGGTTTATATCCATATGCTTCATGTATATGACCGCTGAAATGTAACTGAACATCCAATTCATTTAATCTATGATACAAATCTGCACATCCTACATTTTGATTTGTGTTAGATGCTCTATCACAATATCCATAAATCGGACTATGTGTAATAACAATGTCAGTATCATTTGGTATTTGATTCCATACTTCCATTATATCATGTCCTCTATCTTTATTGAATGCCCAACCACGTCCGAATGATGGTGAATAAGGTGAACCCCAAATTTTAATACCATCAATCATAACAAAGTTATTCTCTAAATAGAATACATTATCATTGAGTTCGGATTGTAACAAAATTTCCAACCATTGTGGTTTGCCATTTGATGGGTTTGGATTTGAGTATGCTTTTCTATCAAAATACTCTGATTTATTTTTTAACAAAATTTCCGAATCAAATGTTAAATCATGATTACCGGCTATAAATACTTTATTGGTATAGTTATCAATTCCATTGAACCATTTTATAAACCTTTCAACTTCATTTTCCCTACCAATAGATGAAACATCCCCACTATGAATAAGTAAATCACCACCTGGTAATTTACCATTGAGTTGGTTGTGTTTATTATGTGTATCGCTAATATGTGTTATTCTCATTTTCATTTTCGTAATCTTTTTTTCCTACTAATTGATACGCATCCCATAATTGGCCTATTGCGTATTCTATTTTAAATTTTATTTCATCATCAGATTGTGCCAATGGATGCTTTACACAATGGTCATTTAAAGTACACATTATAACATGCAATCTATCCATCAATTCTAAATAATGTCCTGAATTTATTTCTTGCTGTTCCATAATCAAATATAAATAAAAAATCTGAAAATACAAAATATATATGTTGCCCCTCATGGATTCGAACCACAACAAACAGAATCAAAATCTGTCGTACTACCGTTATACTAAAGGGCAATGAACCTCCCATTGGATAATGTTTGGGAGGTTAGTAATTGAAAAACACCTATTTCTCTTTCGGCCTAATACTAACAGGCCCACGAGCGGATAGCCGGAATCGAACCGACATCTCCTACTTGGAAGGAAGGAGTAATAACCATTATACGATATCCGCTTATGTAGGTCGGACTAACCTACGTTTGGTTTTGTACTTTAACCATTAAAGTCCTTTTGCGGAGAGACAGGGATTCGAACCCCAGATACCTTTCAGTATGCCGGTTTTCAAGACCGGTGCATTCAACCGCTCTGCCATCTCTCCTGATAATTTAGAAAATGTTGTTTTCCTTATCAATTCTACGTCTCACTTCTTCAGCTTCTTTATATACTCGCATCCATGTCAGAAATATATCAACAGGTGCCAATGCCCAACACATCATAATTATTGCCATTGTGTCCATTGCGGGGGTAACACCCAAACCGCCAGCTCGTACATCTCTATTCCATTTACGTGCTGACATTATCATGCAGTAAAGAAACGTAATCAAATAATAAATACCAAATACTTCCATAACTTTTTGTTTTTTTAATTGTATAATATATCTCTAATTTTAATACTCAATTGTCCATCACGTTGATGTGCATCCTGTTCCCAAGGTCTATTATCATAGGATACTTGTATTGGGTCGATTGTTTCATTTTCCCATACAACATATCCGGTTGCTAAATCATATTGCAACTGACCTGAATTATATTGTAAGATGTGAATTATCTCATGGGCTATAACGGTTATAGCTTCCTCTCTATCAAATTCATCAACAAACAAATAATATACACCATTATAATATCTAATGTGTGCTTTCAGTTCACCATCGAAATTAGATTTTGCAGCATCACTCAATGATTCCATTCTAACCAATACACCATTCACTCCGGCCTGATTCAATCCAACACTCAAAACGGTATCATAATAATTTACATTGGTATAGTTTATCACCATATTATCTTCACTCAATACAATTTGATTGAATGGTTTATCTTCATTTGAAAATGCATTACATCCAATAAACATTCCAATTATAGTTAATAATAGTATCGATGTATATAATAAAACCTTTCTCATAATATGAGTTTAAGCGTAATCAGGGGTATTACCATTCTGTATTACATAGTTGATAGTTTCGGTATGAACCAAATGTCTGTGTTCATTGTATATTTTAACTCTAATCCCCGATTCCTTTATTTCTTTTATTTTTTTATGCGCATCTTGTATAGATTCACACTCAATTTCTTCAATATATAATGTGTTGTTTTGATTTTTGATTACTTTCAAAACGACATTGAAAAACATCTTATCGTTTGGTTGATAATCTTTTAATGCTGCTGCGTTTTTTAAAACGTATTTATTATTTTCTTTCTTTTTCATTTAAAATGTTTTAACCAGATGTTACGTGTTTTGTTAGTATATATATTTAATAATTTTTGATTTGTATAAACATTAATCCAATTAAATTTGTTTGTCAATTTAAGTTTCCTAACCATTTCAGTCCTATCAGTAGGAGATGCTTCAAATATTGGATTACTCCATGGGATTTCTTCTGAAACAACTATTGGAACTCCCTGACTCAACATATCAGCTGCTACTATGTTAAATGTTTCCGAAAAAGAAACTTGCATTCCAATATCAATTGTTGAACATAATTCAATAAACTTTTCTCTTGGCAGCCAATCGTGATTTATTAATCTATGACCCGAATCGTAAACGTGTGCAAAGATACCAATTAGGTTATTGATAACTGATTCACCTCTCTGTTCAACTCTTCCTGAATTTATATGGAATCGTAGTTTTTTTCCTATTGATTCTGCAAACTCAATTGCTGCTAGGGCCTGTATGACGTGGTTCTTCATAGGCCGTACTGCTCCAAAACAACCAACATCTATATATTCATCATTTGCCGAATATGTTTTTCTTTTCGAAACAGTCGGATATGAGTTCGGTAATAATATTACTTTCTTTTCAATAATGCAATCTTATTATCCATTTTACTTTTGGATGTAACTTACATAGAACACTAAACTTTGATGGAACAACCCACAATGCTTCTATAATAACATGAGTTGGTTTATACTCCGATACTTCTTTATCTATTTTATTATTATCTTCTACAACACATATTTTGCTATCAATACCAGCATTCAATAACATCTCATGCATATAAGTTGCGGAATTGTATAATCCCGTACTTAAACTATTACTACTTCCATGTTTCTGTGAGTTATAATCAATTCTTCTTCGGAGGATAAATAATATCTTTTTTCCGGACATACAATGTTCTAATTTTAAAATGTAAAAGGTAATCATTCATATATACGGATTATAACAAAAAAATATTATTATTTTTATATTATTTTTTTGTGTGGACCCACCTGGGCTCGAACCAGGGACCTAATGATTATGAGTCATTTGCTCTAACCGACTGAGCTATAGGTCCAAAGTGGAGGATAAGAGACTCGAACTCTTGTCTCCGCCGTGCAAAGGCGGTGCTAAACCAGCTCAGCTAATCCCCCCATCATCATTCTTTAACTTATTTTTTATTTTTAGTTATTATTTATTTTTTGTTTCTGCTTTTATCCGGTTTTGAAATTTATCAAAACGTGAATCAATATCTCTGTAGATGTTATTGACCAATTCGTCAACTCTACCTACTTCGTTATCTATTCTACGATTATCAAGTTCCGAAACCTCACTAATACGTCTATGAATATCTGCGATATCCATTTTTATTGAATTAATTTCTTTTTCTAATTTTGAAATTTTAAGTGCACTAAACACATGAACAACTATACCCAATAAGAATATAACTGACAGTATGCCCAACGCGAATGATGTAATTTCCATAATTTATTTTCTCCTATATGTCAAAGAACGATGATGGTGCCCCAAGCCGGGATCGAACCGGCACTCACATTTTCGGTGAACAAGATTTTAAGTCTTGCGCGTCTACCTATTCCGCCATCAGGGCATTTCTTAAAGAACTAAATGTAATATAGAAATATTTTTCAACATTTCCAAATCTTTTTGTCGGGGAAGCAGGATTCGAACCTACGACCTCATGGTCCCAAACCATGCATACTACCGGACTGTACTATTCCCCGATGGTAGCCTCGTCAAGAATCGAACTTGAATCTGGAGATTAGAAGTCACCCGTTCTATCCATTGAACTACGAGGCCAAATAGTTGTTTCAACTTGCAAGGTTTACTCTTAACATCTCTTTCTCTACAACGTCAGAACTCAATCACATTTGTAGTCCGAATGTGGCGTTGGGTAATTACTCCATGCCTCTATGTAACTCTATGTACCTTACCTTGTTACTAGGTGTGTTAAGTGTATGAAACAACTTAAAGTATAATCACCTCACATCTTCAGGTGTAAAAGATTGCCGAGCTAATTGCATATACAATCTAATTATACTTTTTGCGGACTGTACGGGACTCGAACCCGTGAACTCCACCGTGACAGGGTGGCATGATAACCAACTTCACCAACAATCCGTAACCACTAATTCATCTTTATCTGCACCACCACGTCATGCGTAGGTTGACATATACCTCAATGAATTAGTTTGAGCCAGAGACAGGAATCGAACCTGCAACCCTCTGTGTACAAAACAGATGCTCTACCAAATTGAGCTACTCGGGCATTTAGGAAAGTAGAAGATGGGTGTGTGGACATCTACTTTTATGATTGGCGTTTCTAACCGATTTATACATAATAAAATGCTTATCCCAATCAACCTTTTGTAGCCTCGCACGGAGTCGAACCGAAATCTTCACCGTGAAAGGGTGACGTCCTAACCATTAGACGACGAGGCCAAACATGTAACAAATATATAAAAAATTTGTTACATTTCCAATTATATTTTTACCAAATGATCTGCCGCATAAGTTGCGATTGGACCTAATGTTTTATATCTAACCGAATACCCCATACCTTCAACCATACCAACTGCCTGCCGTAACACTTCATTGGATTTAAATTTAGGGTCTGGATTAATATCTATATCAATCCATTTCACTTTGGGTAATCCGGCGTTCTTCATAGTTTCGGCCGCTTCAATCGCATACCATACTTCATTTAACAATCTTATATTACGAGTTGGTTCAACTTCACTTCTCCATCTATTATATAAAACATGTGCACCTTTGCCTGTATCATATAATGCTATTACAATTGCGTAAACCGTTCTATCATTAAAGTTTTGCGAATCACATCCAATTAATATTTCCGCATTAGGTTTCTTTTCTAACCATTCTTTAACATAGGGAACTAAATCCACTTTTACACCATCATATAGACGTTTGTATTCCATACTCATTTATTTTATATATTCATTTTTTCTTTTTTGGTGTGACTGAAGAGAATCGAACTCTCACATAAAGTGCCACAAACTTTCGCCCTACCATTAGGCCACAGTCACCATATTAAGTAGAGGTGAATACAAGATTCGAACTTGTGTAAAAGGTTTTGCAGACCTCCGCCTAACCACTCGGCCAATCCACCACTACCTATTTAATTTTTTTATACATTCATCTATCTTATCTCTTAATCTACCACCATTTCCAAAGTCACCATCAACCTGAACATGTCTCCACATTGGAACTTTTGGTTTCATCCATTTATATTGTTGGTCTAATTTCATATCATCAATTGAAATCCAATTACTGATTTTGTTATCTTTAACCCATTTAGTAATTTCAGCTGCCCTTTCCCATTCAGCACCCGGTCTACTCATTTTCATCCATAGGTCCTGATGTGTGGTTATATCCACAATTGGTGCATGGATACCATAGTATTGGAAAATCCGTCTTAATTGAATAAAGGTGAAATGCTTTCTCCAATCCGAACTCACTACCAAACTTGCATTTGTTTCTTCACAAATTTGATGAAGTGCATCACAATCTTCATGTACCCAAGGATATGGTATAGAAAATTCCGCAATAGATTCATGCATAGTAACTTTACCATCACCCCAAGTTCCCCACGCCAATGGTCCATCTATATCAATAAAAATAATTTTACGTCTCATAACTAATGAGTATAATTTTCTAATTTTTGAATAATTTCTGTTATATCAGTTCTACTTAAATATGCGGCAACATCATCGTTCACATTTACAAATTGCTTTGTGGACCACTTACGACTACCACCGGATTTCCAAATAGCTATCTCAAATGTATCATACATTTCTTGCGATGGATAGTTTTCTCTGGGTGAACAATAGCAACTTTCTGATGCCTGAACACTCAATACAAATCCATTGATTTCCGTATGAGTACCTACCCCACCAAATGTGCGGGGTGTAAATTCTAGATCATTAAATGTTTTCATAACTTTTAATTTTTTATTAAGTTTAACTACTGCACGGGTAGTAGGATTCGAACCCACATCAACGGTTTTGGAGACCGGTATGCTACCATTGCACCATACCCATGTTTTATGTTTTGTAGTTTATATGTCAGTTTTAACCTTACACATTTACTACAAAACATAGTTGGAATAGAAAGACTCGAACTTTCAACCCCCGCCGTATCAGAGCGGTGCTCTAACCAATTGAGCTATATTCCAATTTATAAAATAAAAAAACCCCTAAACATTTCGTTAAGGGGTTTCAAACTATATTGAAAATAAATTCTCCTTAACGGCACATAGCAATTCTGTTCCAAATAATAATTGGGTTACAAATTGTGTTATGTGTTGTTAAAGATTTCATTTATAATAAGTATATGTTTTTAAAATTTAGAGCGGGGCCATGGAATTAAACCACATCCTTCGAACTGGAAGTCCGATGTGCTATCGTTACACTAACTCCGCTTATAAAACGATGAGATTACTCGTTGGGTTGAACAACCTTTAGAAAGATTATTAGTTCCTTTCTTATCCACCACCTTTTGAATGGTATTCGTTCAGTGTCGGTTAGTAATGCTAACCACTCATTAAGTTACTGACTACTCTGTAATTACTCTATTTCTCCAACTCTGCCGAGCTAATTCACACTTGCGGTGTTAGAAACTTTTCGTTACAATCACAGACCTCTTGCGGAGGTATCGTGGCATTGGACAACCCAATACTATGTAGACACCTTTCGTCCGTAACTGGCAAGCACTCATGCTTATTTGTTAATTGAATTTTGCAATCCATATGCAAATAATTTGGTTTGTAGATTGTTCAGGTAGTGGCTTGCCAACCAGCTCCCCCATCTTTTGAACGAGAGAATACTAAACTACCCAATGTACTATCGTCAGTACCATTTTTTAAGTCCACTTCATTAATAGGGATTGGTGTCCCACATTAAAGGTTAATAACAGCACCACCTGTACATCAACTTACCTTACGTCCTTTCGGATAGCTTGGTTTTAAGTTTACTTTGAAATTGAATGTCGCAATGGTATAAGGTGATTAGCCTCATACTTCTCACAGGCATTCTATGGGTTATTCTTATTGTTGTTCCCAACTCAACCAAAGATTCTACATATCCCTGGTCACTCAAACTCTTCCGATATAGTGTTACCCTTTCGTACAAAGCTCAAATGATATCCCACTTGCCTACTCAAGCACCATTTCTGATGCCGCAGATATAGTAAACCAACTATACCCACTTTATCCTACTTTCGTAGTTTATTTAACCACCATAGGCGGCGGTCATACACTATGTAGAACGAATCTACTATGTGCAATATTTTCAATCTTTTAAAGAACTTTGTGGATATGGGCCAAACTTATGTCCTGTTAAGGATACTCCGTTTATACTACTCCCATATTCAATCAGTAGTGTGATTTTTATAAATATATGAATAATTTTTTAAATCGCCAAATATTTATAAAAGTTTTTTTGTAAATTTGATAACGAGTATCTTTCATCACCTATTGTTTCTCATTTACTTATGTAATATACGAAACATTTTTTACACTACCAAATTTATTTTCAAAAAACTTTTTAAGATAATTAGTTTCCGGCTTTATATTCAAATGAACTCTCACACCCTTTGAAATCACATAGTCGGTTTTATTACTATTGGCTTCAACCAATCATCTTAAATGTAAGATAGGATAATTTTTTCAAACTACCAAATCTTTTTTTGTTGCGGGGGATGGATTCGAACCAACGACCCCTAGGTTATGAGCCTAGTGAGCTACCACTGCTCTACCCCACAATATATAAAAGAACTATTTTATATTATTTATAAATGAAACAAATTCTTCTAATTTATCTACATTTATACTTTTTCTAAACTTTGGTTTCCAAATTGGTTTTTTAGGGTTTCTCTTACCATCCAATAGGAAAAATACTCTATCTATGTTTCCTTCATCAATATAATAGTAAAATGCATTACTACCAACTGCATCTTCCAATGATAGAATCGATGTTAGTGGTTTATCAATAATTCCGTTTTTAATTCTACCAAAATCGGAACTAGCTCTCTCCATAAAACACCTATCTAAATAAGCCTTACACTCACACAACCCCTTCAAACTTTTCTTTTTTGTATACAAATGTCTATCTACCTGAAATTTAAGTACATATCCATTTTTGGATGTGGAATTTACAAAATCGTTTTTCTTCGATTCCCCACCCGTTTCGGTTTCCCATATAAGATCAAGTAGTAACTCTACCGAATCTTTCATAGTTGACCTAACCATTCCCATTTTACCTTTTTTACCCCAATGGGTTGCTTCATCGATTTTTGATTCGTAAAAATCAACGTAGGTATTCATATTTTTGTTTGGCATATCCAAATATACGAAAACTTTTCCAAACCACCAAATATTTTTTTAACTAATTGAAAATCAATGAGTTATATATTATGGGTTTTTTATATATCGTTGAAACCTACGATATGTAAGGTTATCACAGGTTTCAGCGATATTTGTGGAGATGACGGGAGTCGAACCCGTGTCTTACCAAGTAATCATAATACCAGCGTTTCACACGTTTATCTTATTATTCGGAATAAGTACCTATCTAACATTTTCACACCGTGTTAGCCGACAGTGGTAGGAGTTCGATTCGGCTCCTACGCCACATTGGTTTCACATTCTTTTTAAAGTCCCACAATGTGTGCGGGAGGGATTAGGCTGCTACAGCGTAATCAGCACCAACGAAGGCCATAAGGTCATCGAAGGTCATAGTTGACATTTCGTCGTTTGTTGTTTTGTTCCGATATTAAAGTGGTTGGAGAACCATCCCACTACGTGTGGTACTACCATTCGCATGGCAATCAATACCAAACATCCCCATATAAGTATTATTGCTCTTTATATTTCCACTTCTTTTTATCCATAGGTTTTTTTGCCGTTTTCTGAAACTCCTCTCCCTTCATCTTCTTTGGTTTTTGCTTTACCATTTTTACATCATACGTTTCTTCTGTTAGAAAACGATTTACATCCTTAATTTTCATTTTTACATTTTTAAATTTTAGAAATTAAACTACCGGTGGGTATTCCATATGTACCACCACCATTTGAAATCTTTAATTTATTTTTGTTTTTATTTATTTTTTGTGCTTCACCAATTAACTGAAAATATGAATAGATTATATTATTTTTTGTAAATACTCTGACAATCGTATTTATAAATGAATTAATTGTAATTACATCATTCTTTCTTAAAACTGCCCTAATCGCTTGATTGTGTATGATTGCTAAACTGTTTATATCGAATTCGCATTTTAAATCAAAACAACCATCTTTTTTATATAAAAGGATATCGAATATTTTTTTTAAAGAATATGCATCAAAAAAAGATGCTTTATAGTTTGTGGATATATCTTCAACTTCACTTATAATGAATTCACTACCTAATATCGTAACCCGTTCACCAACCAATTTGTTCCAATTTTTTATTCTCATAAACTTCAATATAATGAAACTTTTTGAATTGGCAAAATTATTTCCAATGTTTGTTTTCTCTCTCCCACCAAAAAGTTAAATCTTCAAAAGTATCATCGTAGTATTCACCAACAAAATCACTCTCCCACTTTGAACCTATATTTTCAAACATAGCTACGGTTATAATATTGTTATTTATTCCCAACCATTTATTCATATAGTTTACGACATACTCATAATTACCACCCCGTATTACGCCGGCCTCAACCAATATTATATTCTTATTATAAACGTTTTTTGAATTATTTTGTAAGTCCGCTGCTAATTTGGTACGATATATCTCATCCCATTGTTCATCTGGGTATGGTACATCAATACCAAACCCATCTACAACCTCTCCAGCGTGGCTTAATTGATGCCGTAATATCTGGCCAATGATTGAACTATAATCGGTAGATACCGTTATAATAATGGAGTTAGATGCGTTATAACCCGATTGGATTAATTCGTTTCCGATTTTATCTATAATATCAAATTCCTTTGTTGAATCTACAAACTTAATGTTTCTCATTTTTTTTAATTATATCACCACTACCTATTTTCAAAAAATGCATTCCATTTCTATCAAACATTACCCAATGTGCAGATTCTAATCCAAACCACAAATCTATTTCATCCAAAACTTCTTTTGCGGTAAATGCCGAACAACTATACAAGTCAAATTGAAACATAGCAGGATTTTCGTTATCCCATACATGTATTGATGCGTGTGATGTTGCTAATGTGACGGTTCCCGTCATTCCTTCGTTTCCTGGTTCGGAAACATATACGGATGTAGGTCCTGCTACAACCTTCATCCCAACCCTAGTTACCAATTGTTTGAAAAACGTATTTAAAATTTTTTCATTTTTTGGTGGCGATTTCAGATAACCCTTTACTAATAAGTGAAGATGATTTGGCGTAAACATTTTAGTAATTTAATGTGATGTACAAACTATTTCGGAATTTTTCCAACTGACCGTTGGTTTTATATTTTTAAATTTAAAACACTTCCATTTATTTGATTTTTGAAAGTATATGTGCTTTACAAAAAAAGCTGGTATAGTTGCTCCTGTTGGTAACAATTGTGATGTGTTATCAAAAAAGATATTTACCTTTACCTTTAGTGGTTCTACATTATCCCACATCCGTTCTTGTTCCTCTAATAATCTCCATTCCCCTCTATTTAGATCTTGATGTTGTAATATGCAATTAAGATAGGAAAATGTTTGTTTCATTAGATGTGCAGAATCTGCGAATGTTGCTGCAGGTGCCAAATGTCCTTTATCCCATACATTTGCATAGTAATCGGCACCATCTGATGTTTTGATATTTGGTTCTGTATAGAAATCTAAACCATTTCTTGTCACATTGGAAGGTCTATTTATAGAATAGTAAACTAGCCACTTTGGTTGTTGTAATTTTTCAGAATATACAACATCAAATACCCGATTTGTTACTCTAACCGAATCCCTTAATTGTCCAAAAGAAAATACATATACAAACGAAAATAATATCAACAAAAATGACTTCATTCAATTCTTTTTGATAAATATAAAAAAAGGGAGAAAATCTCCCTTTTATTATTAATTACCTTTAGTTGGAAATCTAGTCCACCCATTTATCCATATTGGTTTATCCAATTCTGGTATCACCACATCTATTTCTTTATTTGCTTTTGAAAGTGCTAATGTTTTCAATTGGTCATTTGTTAGGATTGTAGTTGCTTTACTGATAAAGTTTAGACTAGGATTAAATGTTCCTACCGAATTATTTTCAAATACGGAAACTCCATCTTTTACGAATCCTGCAGTTTCGTTACTTTCCAAACTTAAACCACCTTTCATCCAACCCCAAATTACACTATTCTTCATTGTGAATTGAGTTGCTCTCCTAAATCTCAAACCTAAATTGTGGTTTGCTAATGCAGTAGATACATTCGGTCCAACTAAAATCATGTTATAAAGTTTTGGATGTGTATACGGTTGTGCAGGTGAGCCTGTTCCATCGTTATCACATTCTACACCATTTCCAGCATCACCATTATCTACAAATTGTGGGTCTCTCTTTGCTACACCATTTGTAATTGTTCCGGTGAATCCAAAATCAAAATCGTAATCATCATCTGCGGTTGCGTATGCGTATAGATTTTTAGCATTTACAGTTCCACCAAAGAATTCAAATGCATCATCGTTAGCGTAGATAGTTTGAACATTCTCAATGATTGTTCCACTACCAACTCCACCTAATGTTAGTGCATTGATTTCGGAGTTTGGTAATGCTGCAATACCTGCGTATTCAATTCTAACATATTTTAGAACACCACTATTATCTAAATCGTTTGTTCCACCATAAGGTCTACCAATGCCACCTTCAATAGTTGGTTCTGCTGTTCTATTAGTTTTTGCTCTACCTAAAATTACAATACCACCCCAATCGCCGGGTCCTTTCTCACCATTTGCTCTACCTGATGTAAATACAATTGGTTTTGTTGCATTTCCTTCTGCAATTATTTGTGCACCTCTTTCGATACACAATGCTCCCTTTTCTGCAATATCAGATATGATTGTTGTTCCTGGCTGAATTATAAGTTTTGCTCCATCGGTTACATATACATAACCTTTTAATGTCCAAACTTTATCCGATGTTAAAGTTGTTGTTGTATTAATGTTCCCACTTAATGTTGTTGTAGTTGGAACATTTATTGGTTCATCTGTGCCACCTAATTCTTTTTTGCAGCTGAATAACCCTAATACTAAAATAATCCCTAATAATTTTCTCATAAATTCAAATTTAATGTTAATGAAATCGTTTGTTCGTTGTTTGTTTTTATCAAATTTCGGTTTTGTAACTTTTGGTAATAGATTGATGGTTGCGCAAATACATCACCCATTGCCAATTTTATTTCACCTTTATTTAATTTGTGTAAAAGAGTTATATCCAATACATCTCTACTATTTTCAAAGATGTCCGGATAACCCTGAAATCCTACTGCTGATATTCTATCTCCAACTCTATTGTAGGTTATGTTTATGGTATTTTTATTTTTGTGTATATTCACTCCACCATTTAACACATAGTTTGATTGCCCCTGCAATTGTCTTTTAATATCATTTACCTCTACTTCCGAATTCATTACTGAAAGGTTTGTGTAGAAATCAACCCAATCATTTATCTTTTTACGAACTTCCAATTCAACACCATATAGAATAGCCGAATTGGGATTTGTGTAAGTTAATAATAAGTTTGATGGAACCGAACCATCTGCTACAATTTGTTCAATTGGTTTAATAAAGTTTTTACCGAATAAAGAAACAGAAACATTCTCACCTGCTTTTGGATACCATTCGTATTTGAGGTCTAAATTATATATGTCAGATTTTTCTAACTTTGAGTTACCTAAAATTTGTGCGTTTCTTACAAAATCATAATAGGCAAAATTTGCTACCTCTCTAAACTCCGGTCTTGCCAATGTTTTACTTACCGAAAATCTATACTTTGTTTTAGTTTCGTTGTATGAAAGGTTAAGTGAAGGTAAAAGGTCTAAATACTCTCTATCCACATTTACTTTCTGTCCACTAAAATCTGCAGTTGCTACATCAAATAGGTTATACTCACCTCTCAATCCGGTATTTAATTTCCATTTACCAAATTCATTTTCATACATTGAATAAAGAGAACCTAAATCAAAATCAGCAGTATATCTATCAGTATTGTTTGTAATTTCATCCATCATATCGGTTGATTGATATCGAAATACTCTTGCATTAAATCCTCTAATCTTTTTTAGATAACTACCACCCATTTTAATCTTACCAAATTCTTTATTGATGTTACCATTGAAAGAATTCTCATCCATCACACTCCAAAAACGATATGTATCTCTCCATGCAGTTGCGTAAGGTTCGTTGATACCTAATGATTTTGTAATTGGATTAACTCTATAATCAGGTTGTTGTCTGAAAATATAATTGTATCCTAAATTAAAATCTAAAGTTTTAATCTTACCATCAAATTGTGAATTAATAACAATTGTATTAAGGTGATTAGATGAAGTGCTCCTAACATTCTGAACATTATCAAAATTATCACCATTACGGGTTAGATATGTATCATCTGTTTGGTAGTTTACTAATGTTTTCCAACTATATCGATTATCACCCAAATAAGTTAAGTTAACAAGTCCATTTGCGGAAAATCTTTTTGTAAATAGAGTATCTTTATAATCGTATGCTAATTCAGTTGATGATTGATAATCTTTTCTATCAATATAATTGAGAGTATATGTGTTTCTGATTGTGGAACTTAATAATCCATTCCATTTACCTCTTTTATATCCAAATGAAAGGCCACCATTTAAGTTTGGAATTGATGTAAAATTATTAACATCCGGATTGTTAAATTGCTTTGTATATAACCTCTTATCACCATTTCCACTAATTCGGTATTTGTAAGTAGATGGGAATGTGGAAGGGAATTCGGTAGCTTGAACTAACTTGAAACTTTTCAAAGTTGAAACCAAACCCCAACCACTTCCCAATGAAATATTAAAAAAGTTATCGGATACATCCTTTGTTGAAATTTGAACCAATCCGCCTGACCAATCACCCGGTAGGTTTGCTGCTGCCGATTTGGAAACAATAATATTATCAATTAATGATGTTGGGATTATATCAAAGGAAAAAGATTTTCTATCAGGTTCCGTTGATGGTAGTGGGGTTTTATTTAACCATGCAGAATTGTATCTGTCTGCCAAACCTCTTACTAATACAAACTTATCGTTTTGTATTGTAACACCACTCACTCTTTTAAGTGCATCACCTACATTTCTATCGGGTGTCTTTTTAATAAATTCAACCGATACTCCATCCGAAACTACAGATGAATTACGAATTGTAGTTATTACAGCTGCTTCGGTAGATTTCTTACCGGTTGAACGGATTGTTACCGTTGATAGTTGTTTTGAAAATAGAGTGTCTTGCGAATGAGTTACAAATGGTAATAGTAATAAAATAAAAAAAAGTCTCATAAATTATTTAAGTTAGTTCGAAAATAATTATGAGACTTTTTCTTTAAATGGATGAAACCTATATTATCAATTTGTTAAGTATTATCCCAACTCTTCATCTTTGTAAGGCGATGGTTCTTGTGGACCAGCTTCAATTTCCATTTTAGTTTTTTCGTTTTCGGCTTTTCTATTTGTGTACTTGTCAATAGATGCAATTCCAAATGCACCCAAAGTGATTACTAGAAATCCGTTAAAAATAAACTCATTAATTAATAGTTCTCTACCTAACCAACCGGTTACTAAATCAACTACCAAAGCGGTAACCATGCATAAGAATGCGGTAAACCCAACAACAGATTTTTCATTTATGTTGTTGTCATCTTTAAATAAATCTGAAAATGCCATAATTTTTGTTTTTTAATTGTTAATTATTATAGTTTCTTATAACCATGCTAACAACATACATAATAAAACCAATGCTGTTCCGTTTATTGCAAATAACCTTTGTTCTCTTTTAAAGTTTTTATCCCAAAATTTTTCTCTGTCCAAATAGATTATCTTATTCTGTTCATACATATACTTAAAACTATCAGAAACGGATTGTGTTCTGATATTTTTAAATGATAAACTATCCGATAATCCTTTGAATTGTCTAACATCCATTTTTAGTGTAGAAATGGTATCAGACAACTTTCCAATTAATAAATTATTATCATCAAATTTTTTATTAATATCATTACCCTGCTTCAAAGTAATTAAGATAACGGAATCGTTACCTATTTTCTTTACTATCGGGTATTGGGCGTAACTCAAATTTGATACCATTATTAGTATTGTTAACAGAATCCAATTTTTCACTTTTTTCATTTAATTCTTGTTTTAATTCTTTTACTTCTTCTTTCAAATTAGTTATCGTACTTGCAGCCTTTTGTATAGTTTTTGTGGTTTGTTGATCAGCCGCTTTTATAGCAAGTTGACTTTTAGCCTGACTCTCTTTTGCTTTTTTTAATAGCTCCTGATATTCCATTTCCTTTTTAGCCTGCTCATCTTGTTGTTGTCCTATACTCAATGTGCAAGAATACATAAAAAATAATAATATGATATATACTATTCTCATTTTTATTTAGGTATTTGTTTTAATGATTCTAATACTTCCATTTTTGCCTGTGATGATGCGGCTTGTTGGATAAGTATGTTTACCTGATTTTGTAGTGTATCTACTTTTGCTGCATATCGTTGTATGGTAGCATCTTGCTTTGTTTGAATTTCTTTATTTGACATTTTAATATCAACATAAAGATATCCTATTGCAATCAAAACAATAAATAATAATCCTTTAACAGGATCTTTTGAGAATTCTTTAAAAGATATAGGTGGTTTTATAGTTCCTGCCACACTTTCAACAACCGTTGATTTTCTTGCTGCCATTTTGTTATTGGTTTTAAATTTAAAATATATAACCAATTAACTACTATAAATATAATTTATTTTCGAATTATGTCACTAATTACTCAATGGTGCTTTAATTGTTGGATGGTATTGGTAGTTCTCAATAATTATATCGCCCGGCATAAATGATTCTATACCATCTCTAACGTGGACTGTTGGTAATTCATACGGAGTTCTACCTATTTGTTCTTTGGCTTGTTCAATATGATTAAGATACAAATGAGTATCACCTAAATTACCAATCAATTCATCGGCTACCATACCAACTTCATCAGCTATCATTAACAATAACAAACCATACGAAGC